CATGAAGCTTCGTGGAAAACCCTACGCAAATACTAGACGACGTCTCTATAAAATACGGCATACTAAGGATCGCAAGCAACGATGGTCTCGTGGTTGGTTAGCCGATAAATTATTGTGGTAACAATAATGGTTGGTTTATTTACTTGGGGTCATCATCGCGTCTCACATTAGCATAGGTTAATGAATTATTGCTAAATACTGGTCTATATAATGTCCAGTAATCTGATACAGACTTCACTTTTACATTTCCAGTCACCGGTTGTGAGAGAACATCATTCGTATTTAGTGAGGTATTTATAATAATATAACCGAAATAGCCGATCACTAATATCATCGCACACATTAATAATATAAACCCTTTTACGAAACCTACAAATTCTGTAGGCGTAGGCGTAATCATAATAAGTATTACAAAGATTAATGTAACAATGAAAAGAAAGTAATCCATAAGTAAAATATGCCTACATTTTTACACGTTGCCATTTGCGTAAAATCAGTAAAAACAATTTCACACAATATCAAAAATGAATCTAATTAGTTTTGATATTGGTATCAAAAACATGGCATATTGTATTTTTTCAATAAATAGAGAGACCGGACAAATGACTATTTCTAGTTGGAATACGTTGAACTTGATGAATGCTGAACCGACCCAGCATACTTGTACTTGTATAACAAAACCAAAGCCTACCAAGAAAAATAAGACTCCTGCAGACATTCCCTGTAAACGTCCGGCTAAATATCAAAAAAACGACGTTTATTACTGCGACAAACACGCAAAGGCCAACACGACGTTTTTACTTCCAAATAAACAATGTTCTCCTATATTTCTTAAGAAACAAAAGGTAGAAGATTTATATACTATTTATAAAACTCATATCGCTATTGGAGAACCTACAAGACCTTCGAAAAAAATCATGTTAGACGCACTTTTTGCATATTTATCTGAACGTTGTTACGAGCCAGTTGCTATAAAAAAAGCAGCAAACGCAGGAGATGCGGACCTGATAACGATCGGACGAAATATGAAAACTCTATTAAACGAAATCCCAGAAATGAGCAACATTACTCATGTCATTATTGAGAACCAGATATCTCCCATAGCTAATCGAATGAAAACAATACAGGGAATGCTTGCGCAGTATTACATTATGAGAAACAGCGATATTGAAATAGAGTTTGTATCGTCCTCACATAAATTGAAACAGTTTACATCTTTAGCGTTAGAAAATACTCTTACTGAGAACGAGCCGGCTAATACATACAAGCAACACAAGCAAGACGGCGTTTATTATTGTACGAAAATGATTGATGCGAATCCGTCTTTGCACTCATGGAGATCTTCTTTGAATACGAAGAAGAAAGACGATTTAGCAGATTCCTTTCTTCAAGGTATTTGGTATTTGAAGCATAGAAATATATTATTGTATGCGGATGATTTAAATATAAATCTTATCTAACTATCATAGGATATGGAAGTAATTGATATTGGTCTCAACGATTTAGAACCTATTTCTATGAGTTTTAATGATGGGCCATCGAAACCAACTGTAAATTTTGGTGGCGGCATTGAATTATTGATGAATGATAAAAAACGATCGACAAACAATAGTGTAATGTTGGATTTAGAAGAAATTGATAATTTGGAGAACGAATTGAATCAGCTCTCTGGAGCAAATAAACCCGAGGTTAGTTCTACTTCTAGTTCTAGCTCGGATACGCGAACGTTCTCTGGATTCGCGTCGAACCTGTTCGGTTTAGGAAGTAGTAAACCTGCTGAGCCAGAAAGGGTAAATATTGATACAACTACTGATTCTAATGTTGGACAGGCAACCCGTGAAAGTGCAGGGAATACGAAAACATGGGATGGGTTTTCTAAATTGAATGAAGTCCCTTTGCAAAGCCAAGCGAGTAATATGACGGAACGCGACAAGCGAAGAAAGAAGCGCACCATGATCAAAAAATTAGAAGAATGGTACGAGAAAGGGCTCACTAAACACAATTCGCATTTCAATATGGATTCGGCGTATGAGGAAGTAGAGGACGAGTATGAGACCGCATTAGAAGACAAGCGTAAGAAAGATAGCATTAAGTTACAGGGTTGGTGGTTTATGACGTTTATCAATTCAATGGAATATGCAAATGCTGCATTTAATCCTTTCGATCTGAATTTGGATGGCTGGGGAGAGCAAGTGAGCGAGGATCTAGATAGCTATGAGGAAATTTTCTCTGAATTGCATGATAAATATGAGGGAGGCAAATTAGCACCTGAAGTATCTCTTTTATTGAGAATCGGATTCAGTGCGGCAGTATTGAATTTTTCGAACAAGGCACTTTCTAGTGCTACGCCTGCATTCAATGATGTTATTAAGCAAAGTCCCGAACTTATGAGAATGTTTACAAATGCGACTGTAGATAGTATGAGCAAGCAATCTCCTGGATTCGCAATGGCTAGTAATATGATGCAGGAACAGGCAAATAGACCTCGCGGACCACCGCCGCCAGCACCAGTTGAGACGAAATCCCAAGCCCCTCCACCAAGACCTTCGATGGTATATACAGATGCTCCTGGAAATCGTCCGGACATTAATGCGAGTCGCGGCGCAATGTTCCGAGAACAAGGTGTAAATGTTAACGATTCGTTTCAGGATGTAAATGCACAGGAACGAAGCATTCGACCACCAATGCAACAGCAGCAGCAATCGTTTCCTCGCCAAGAAATGCGCGGCCCTCAGACGAGCGATATCGATAACATCCTTTCGGGGCTAAAACCTCGCGTAGTAAATATTCAGGAACAGAGCCAGTCCAATGAACAGAACAATATACAATTAGAAGACGATTCTATGATTTCTATTGGCTCGATGAAGGATTTACAAAATAGTAACGGTCCAAAACGATCGAATCGAAGAAAGCCTAGATCAGAACGGAATACAGTGTCTTTGGATATCTAATCAGTCAGGAAACCGTAGGTTTCCTGACTGATTAGACAATAGGCGAGATTTTACGTGCGTTCAATTGTTCTCGAGTTAAATACGACTCTTTCAAATCACTCACAGAATATCCAAATGGGCTTGCGTCATCTAAAACAGATTTGTATTTGTATGGCATGTTCTTCGTATCTTTTACCATATTTGATTGGATATTAGGTAAGTCGATTGGGCGTTTGTAATATCCTACATCGGTTGAAGATTCTCTAAAATTATATTCCATCACATCCTTAGAGTTTTTTGTTAAATATCTTCTATATTCCCAATTTGTCTTAATGTGATTGCTCTGGATTAAATCAGCATTGATTGTAGACTCTGGCTGCCATGTTGCCGTAATAGGTCGGCCATCGTTCATAAGTGGAGGGAATTCCGGATACTTGTTGTTTGTATTGTATCCTAAAGAGGACGCAGGAACGGTTTCTTTAATCACTGGATATGCGGAAGACAAGCATTCGAATTGCATATTTTATAATATATAATAAACAAATATATATTATACTGTCTAGACAACGGCTTCTTCCAACATCTTAATCAAATCATTTTTCTTCATTTTACTAGAGTCGCTGCAAAGCCCTTTAGTAATGACTAACTTCTTCAAGGTTTGGATTGACATGTTTTTATAAACATCTTGTTCTGATTTATTTTCATTCGAGTTTACTACTTCTTGATCCACCTCAGTAGGTTCAAGTTTCTCGATATGAATAGGGTTGTCTTCATGGATTTCAGGAACAGTTTCTGAAATGGCTTCGACATCTAGTTCGACCTCTTGTTCATCTAAATTGATATCATCAGTTTCCAGTAATTCTACATTTACTACTCTGATCGTATCACCGTTGTTTGCCTCATCCTCATCCTCATCTTCATCCTCATCCTCATCTTCATCGTCTTCATCCTCATCCTCATCCTCATCATCTTCATCCTCGTCCTCATCGTCCTCTGAAATAGCTATTTTCTCAGAGTCGATTACTGTTGTAATGTTTACAGGGTTCGTATGTTGTCTTATACTGTTTGAAAACTGACTAGAATTCAATTGCATCTGCATGTTTCTTAATATATTTAACTCAGCTACAACGCTGTTAATAATATCGAACATAGTATCACATTTCTGTTCTATGCTACTAATGCGTTGTTTGAAGTGGTATACTAAAAGCAAGATAAGAACGAACGTGATTCCTAAACTTATGAAGAAAAACGTCTCGAGAAAATTAAAAACACCCATTTACACTTACCCTACAAAAAATAGGCAACAAACAAACGAATGGTCAATGATGGGATAAAAAATACTATCATATAATATATAATAGTTGTCAATGGACTCGTCGAAAACAATAAGCGATAAGTTTAGTAATAAAAATAATATTATTATAGTTCTGTTGTTTGTAATATTAATTTTGCTGTTTGGATATAACTTTGTATATTCAATTACAGGTTCGCTAAAATATGTGATTGATTTGTTCTATTATTCTGTTGTGCAAATCTTGAACTCATTCGGTTACGTAAGCGGAAATGTTATAGATAAATCATCCGAGGTAGTTTCTAATACTAGTAAAACTGGAATTGACCTCATTGACGGCGCGATTCATTCTATAGGCAATCTATTAATCTCTTTCAGTAATGAAAACAAAGTAGATCTTGAAAAAGTAAAACAACAAAGTAAGAAAGCTGAAGAGAAGAGAGAAGAAAAACAGGAGCGTAAAGAAATAGCTCACCCTACGGGGTTCAAGTGCCCAGATTGTTCCCCAGTGTTGAATTGTCCAGAACATCGAAAAGAATCCATGTCAGTACTGTCATCATCGTCTTATTCTCAACCGATTCCAACGCCGGATAATTCTACAAATCCTATACAGAACCCTATTACCGCGTCTAAGAATTCTTGGTGTCTAGTTGGTGAATATCAAAGTAAACGTGGTTGCATTAGCGTAAATGATGACAGCAAATGCATGTCTGGGCAAATCTTCCCAGACCAACAAGCTTGTTTGAATCCGACTCTTTCGAACAATATGTCTCAACTGAATTTATTGAAAGGCATTCCAGAATAAATGGTATAAAAACAAGTATATTTTATTTATACAACAGTAAATAAAATATGTTAAATCAGCGATGGTTGATGTATGTAATTCAGTTATCGAATAATAAATGGTTCATTTATTTTAGCGAATCGTTTTTAGAAGCGGCAATATTCACTGAATGTAAAGCGCTTTACGAATTTGTTCGTGAAAATGAACCTATCCGTATACAGAAGACCAAAATGGTCAATAGTCTCTTGAAAGTAGACTATTTTGTGAAAAAATACATGATGAAATATGGCATCGATAATGTTCGTGGAGGAACGTATTCAAATATTCATTTATCCGACCATTTGTATCATTCGCTTGTCTCAGAATTATCATCCCCTTCACAGAATGTCACTATGATGGATGTGGTAAAACGTACAAACGAGAAATATATCAATTTCATTTGGTCTAATGAGAATATTCAACCCGAAATTGAAAGATTGACACATGAATTAGCTATCTATTCAGAAATTGAGAATACGCTATTTAGATTACAATATCATAAAGTACAAAATGTAATGTCTAAGAAATCCGAATACGTGTTTTTCGATAATGCTATATTTACTGAATTAGAATGGTTGCGTGTAACAATAGACGAGATACGTTCGCAGAACCAAAGAAGAAAAACCGATTTATTATTCGAGAAGTTAACATGCGCAATCCAGAATGCGGAGTTGAACGAACTGCGACCTATTGATACAACTGAACTAGAATTGCGTTCAGATTTACAGTGGATATCTGATTGGATGAAAGAAGAGAATATATCGCAGAAGAAAGCAGACCAAATTGCATTATCAAATACTAAAAAGAAGTATTGGGGAATTATGTATCGCTTCTCTGGTCTTTATGATACGTTCAACTATATTCAAGAAAGGTTCTACGACTACCCATTAACATATACTCCTCTATTGCATTTGCAGCGTCCAGATACTTGTTTAGATGCGATATTCTGCCATTCCAATGCTTCGGAATGTCATTACGAACCTGCTGCGGAATTGCTAACGCAACTTGAATACATGGCCAATGTAGTTGAAAATCGTATACACGAAACACAGTTTACATTGAACCAATATCCTCCCACGTTTAGAGCAGAGATTGAATATTCTATTCGATATTTACGTATTAATGCCTCTGCACATTAAAAAATTGAATAGATGTTACTTCATATGTTATTGTTCAAAAAACAACAACATGCCTAAGTCCAGACACGAACAATTTGCTGCGTTTGTTTCGCAGTTTATGGAGAGTTCTGATGCAACAAAAGAATTAAAATATCATCTTCTTCAAACATCTCCCAGCAGCGGAGCAAATTTTCAAACGTATACTTTGTGTATACCAGCAAAGTTTGAAATATATACGCTAACCCATTCTGTTGTTATAAATGGAGTGCGACATGAAGCCGGACCACAATACCAATTCCAAACCATACCTAATTTTATTGACATACAAGATAGATACAACAATGTTTGCCGTCCATTCCGATGTATTGATAACGTGACTGGAGATATTATTAGTTACAGTGAAGTGGTGGCTGTTGCGGAAACAGAAGATGACATGGTAATGAACATCAGAGTTAAATATTCTCGTAACGGAACAGTGCCTTTTCCTATTCCGAAGTTTACACCATTTGAAGAAAAGGTTATGGAATTAAAGGCAATGCGACATGACTTGGAACGCGCGTTTAGAAGAAACATGTTTTTAGAGAAAGAAGTTGCCGTCTTCAAGAAAAAAACAATGAGGCTTTCTGCAAAGAACGCCAAGTTGTTGAATCATATTCGTGAGCTATTTATACGTAATGAAGACAAAGAAGATTGTCCAGTTTGCAGGTGTGAGATCTCTCCCGAAAAGTTGAATATTTCGGGATGTATTCACTATACATGCACTGATTGCGCAACAAACTGCAACAGCAAATGTCCTATTTGTCGCGAGCCGTTCTTATTATAAACTCTTGAATATTTACACCGATAAATCAATTGAAAGGCAATCCACTTCAAATGTTTATCGGCATTATGCGCTTGTAATGTTAAAAGATAAATCGTTCGTAGAAAGTGCATTTGGCGCAATGCTTATATTTTTTTGTACAAATGAGAACGGATAACGCATATTAGCTACAATGCCGTAATCCGGAAAATTTAAAGTGTCTATCGTAGAAATTGTTTTAATGATGGTTGGGTTTAGATAAATATCATAAACAAATCCAGGAGATGTATTTAAAACAAGGTTCGAAATAGTTAATACTCCAGCGTAACAAAACCCTGATGTAAATGTAGTAGATGTATTGATTGGACCGACAGTAAATAATGCCGTTAAATTAATCGAATTTGTAGTATCAATTGCATAATTAGGAGTCTCGTTAGTTACAGGTTCTCCAGAATAATACACATTCAATGCAATAGATGTTGTACTTAAACTAATGGTGTTTCCAACATAATTAATTGTATAACCATTTAAATTCGTATTTATCGTAGGCGGCATGTTGAAATAAAATGCGATAGGGATAGATACATTGAAATTGTAAGATTTCTGTACTACACTATCACTAATGATCAATGTGCCTACTTTTGTTTCAACACCGCTCTTGCAAAATACATTGTTAATCGGAGAACTGAAAAATGGCAATGATGGTAGTTGAGCAGGCAATGTTGAATAGGCGTCAGTATTTGTTGCGTAATTGTACAAAGGAATACTCTCGTCGTCGTATAATTGCATAATTGGTCCAGGGACATCGCTAGATGAAGTGGGTGTTACTATCATACGATCTTGCGGACAGAATAAGATATTTGTTCTATATTTGCCATTTACTATCTTTGTCCATTTTTCTGCTCTAGTTGTTGCGTTTGTATTCGTGGTTGTGTGTTTGAGAACCTCGGCCTTTCGGCGCATATCTAACGACATTTTTGTTTGTAAGAAACTACCTTGATAATAACCGATGCTAGCTGGATCGTATGGGCTTGGCGTTTGTAACCTGGATGAACTTGGTACAATTCGATATTGCTGGTTCTGCAACCGCTGAGTGCAAATAGAAAATAGGTTTACAACATTATTAGCCATTATATATTGGCTTTATAGTTTACTTTGATACCATACGTTCGATAAATACGTGTAATAATTGTTGGCAGTAAGTGAGCTCAAACTAGTTTGTGTAAGATTTGGTCCGCCTGAGACAATCGTATTTATATCAAAAGCATTCAGTGCATAACTATAATATCGTAGATTCGATATTTGTCCTGAAAACCCTCCGTTCTGGCAAATATTAATAGTACTATAGTTCTGTTTTGGAACATCCTCTAAAATAAGACGCTGCGAAACAATTCCATTTACATAAATATCCATAATTGTATTTTCTAATCGAATCAATAGATGAACCCACTTGTGTATTGGGACATTTGTTATCGTAATGACATTATTTGTATCATTTATATTTACTGTATCCATAACAATAAATAAAGTAGCGGACTTAGGACTTGTTTGAGCTGGCGGCGTAACCAAGTATATGCCGGGAGCATTATTTACAGATGCTATTCCGCTATTTGATGCATAATTTGTGTCGCCTTTGTTAAGAATATGTTGATAAGCTGGCGAAGTGCTTGTTCCTAAATCCTTAATAAAGATCCAAGTAGACCAAGAGAATTCGATGCCATTTGCTTTATTGTTTGATCGATCTATTTGAACAGAAGCAGTTTGTGATGGATCGGTTTGAATGACTAAACCGTTGTTTCCATCAGACATTCCGTAAATAATGTAAGGGTTTGAGGGTGGACTTATAAAGTATTGTATCAATTGAATGCCTAAAAGGAGGAAAATAATGAAAAAAATGATTACAAAAATGATGAATGCGAACTTCGCTATTATCGTATTTGATTCTAAGAATGATTGTGATGCAGTTGCCCCATCATTTACCTGTTGACCAAAACCAGATACAGCTGTATTTACTGATTCTTTTGCACTATTTAAAGCTGTTCCAATATTTTCACCTGCATTTTTCACTGTTTCAGGAACTTGTAATTGCGGTATTTGTGGCTGATACGTACTCATTAAAATATAAATATAGTAATATAATATAATTATATTTATAAAATGGCATATGTTCCTTGTGCAACATTGTTTTGTAGCACTGTCATGTTTAATCCGTAACTACTCAATGTGGTTGTACCACTCTGACCATTTCCTTGTAAATAAGTATTCCATACAGTCTGTGGATCTAATGGCGCAGTCCATCGTTGAAATAATGAAATCAGAGCGTCAAAAGCAACAAAACTAGATATAGCAGTTGTGTCGGTATTTCCTAAATATACACCGTAACCGCTGGTTGCGCTAACGCCACTTGTGCTAGTAGTTGTTCCAGGAATATCAGGGGGAGTAGCTGGTCCTGTATTCGCATTTGTAATAAACTTGTTAGAAACAATTAGTTTGCCATCTAAATAAGCATCTACAAATAGGTTATCAACACTGATTGTAATAAATGTCCATTTCTGTATAGGAAAGTTGTTTGTAATTGTCATTGTTTGCCATGTATTGTCTGCCATGTAAATGTTGCAATAAAGAACCGGCGAGGTTTGACCTAAATACAATTGTATATTTTTTGGACGCGTAAATATGTATTTCATCGATGTTGTATTCCAAGAATTCACATAAATCCAAACGCCATATGCATAACTTACATTTTTTGGACTTTGTATTGTAGTAATCACTGGCGTTTGATTATTCAAGTTCGCATTAGATACTAGCGAACTGGACGTAACCGTTATATATTTGTACAGAAAATAAACTAGCAATACTAATACTATTCCTAAACCGATTGCTAAGTAGTTCATGATTTGATTCTATATATTACTTACTATATAAAATCATATTGTTGGTGGACTTTTGTACATAAGTAAATTATAATTATTTGCTATCTGACCTGCAGTTAGAGGCGTTTTAAAATATCTTACATTTGAAATAGCACCATTCAGTCCATTTTTATCGCCGACAGTAACTAGATCCGTTCCTGCGTACGTTGGTTGGTTGTTAATGAAAGTAAATGTATATTCAAGTTCTCCATTAATAAACAAATCTACTTTTTGAGAAGAATAGTTGAATACGATGTTATTCCATTTTTGCAGATTCATCGACACATGGTAAGGTTCTGAATCAGTTGTTTGGTTTGTAAAGTAAATAATAAATTTGTTTGCCTTTACGTTATTGTTTTCTTCCTTGCCTGTAAGAATATTCTTACTACTGGAAATGCTATTAGAGTAGCTAATACGTGGTTTATAACCATAATTAAATATCTCGGTTTCTTTGCTATAAGCGCCTTCGTTCATACCTTCTATATTTAAAAATACCCACATGGACATTGTATAGTTTTCTTGGTAAGTAGGTGTTGCGTCTGACGAAGAAGACGTTTTAAACTGGGTGGCATTTCCGATGATCTGTTGGCTATCTAGATACATACTATCTTTGAGAAGCACAGTTGCGTCCGCATTTGTAACCGCTGTTATTAGTTGTGGAATATATAAATAAAGTACGATTAATAAGATTTCCATGATAAAAATGACAAAAATTGGAGAGCCTGTTAATTTATATTCACGGTAAACGTATTTGATGAAATCTAATAATAAGCAGGGGATATAGAATATGAAATATACGAAAAACCCTAGCCAGCCATTCAATGACTTCAAATAATTACTAAACAAATCAAAAAATGCAGCTAATCCACCTATTACCATAGAGATAATAATAAAATTAACAAAATAAGAAACTGTTACGAATGTAGACGTAGTCATAGAAGAATAGAAGTAGAATATTGCTCCAAAGAATGCTAACACTAGTCCGAGAATGAAGAATTGGTAGAAACCGGTTTGCGATCCTGAGAAAAATGGCACTACATAGAAAAACCCAAATAGAATCGGCAATAATGAAGCAAAGGCATAAGCATATGAACTACTACTTAATGCCTTTGGATCATACATTGCTACAAATAAAATACACAGTGTAATCATAATCGTTCCAAATAAAATACCGTAAAATGTAAAGGCGGATTCTTTCATTGTAGGATTTTGATTTACTTTAGTAAACCCGTCGATGCTGTTACCCATAATGTTGAAAAATTCTTTTGCAAATGTCCGCATTATGGTATACACTAAATAGAGTGCAATGATTGCAATAAAGCCTGGCAAATTAGCCAAATAGTAAAATATATAAATGAAAACAGTTTTCACCCACGTTCCTGTAGATAAATCAATTGCTCCGATCCAATAAATTACGAACATTAGTAAATTGAATACTGAAAGCACAATCAAAGTTATAATAACTATTTCTTTGTTTCCCATGTCACTCAATTGTACTGGTTTTATGGAAAATAGTACAATGATGGTAATAAGCATAGCTACTTCTTGAAACCCGCTGCTGATCACATATATTTCTTTTTTATTGTCAGAGAAATATTTAAGCTCCGACTTTGAAGCATCCATATTAGTATCAAAATATAAGTTATATATCAAGGAGAAATTTTATAAGTTTTCTATCGTCGTCTTCTGTCCATGACATTCACGGCACAAAGCCACTAAATTATCCACATGATTGCTGCCACCGTATTCTAATCGTTTTACATGATCTACCTCAAACCATGCATTCAATTGAGTTTGGCAACCATTGCATTTCCAGTTCTGTCTAGAAGCTACAAATTTCTTTTTTGTCTCACTTACTGATCGTTTCGTGGCTCGTTTGCCGGATTCTAATATTCTCGATTCGGCCACTGCTTGCATTGGACGTTGAACTGGCATTTGTAAAATAGGAAACGAAGAACCATCTAAACTATCATATTGCCCTGATGAAAACTGATTTTTAGATGTAAAATCTAAAATGGGTGATATAAGATCCGTTGCATTTCTGTCTACTGGCAAATATTTCAAATAGTCGTTTGTTGTAGAAAGGATCTGTTGAGCACGCATAGGATTATTTTTTAAAAGAACATAGATCATGATTGCGCCGAATGCAACTCCAGCCATTTGGTAGTATTTTTTTAAAGACAGTGCTTGTTTTAAGTATTTCCCGTCCGTATAAATATTTGCCATTACGAATCCGGCAATGATAAAAATAAGTATCTCGATTCGCATCCTTTAAATATATTTATATTTTTACTCATAATTGTCTAGAAAAGCTTATATAAAACAGTAGATTAGGAAAAAAAGAAGAAATATAAGAAAGGCATAAATGACGTGTTTTCGGACATTTATAGTTTCTGATAAATAGATTGGTTTTGGCTTGTATTCCGCACGATATTTCTCTAAAGCCATTGGCAGCGATATTTCTGGATGATCTAGTGCTACATTTACTTTGTTGTGTAGAAAATGCACCCAACGAACAAAGGAATCTCGATTGTCTAAGTAGGGCGTAACTGGATATTTGTCTAAAAGATTGCTAAAATGGTTACCGATTTCTGTATTTGGAATAAATAGTGGAAAATTTTGTATCAAATCGTAATATTTACGTTTTGTTACGCTGGTTGGATAATTTGGATAGGATTCTGCTACTGTATGCAAGAAAAACCAATAGTGCGGACCCCATACAGATGGATCAAAAAACAAAGAGGGTGTCGCCATAATTATATAAAGACACTCGACTATAATACTCTAGATGCAACATACGGATCAGTATTGTAATAATTGTGGAAAAAAAGGACATCTTTATCATCAATGTAAACATCCTATTACTAGTATTGGGATTATAGCATTTCGGTTCTGCGAGAAGCAAGTGCAATATTTGATGATATGTAGAAAGGATACTTTAGGATTTATTGATTTTATGCGAGGTAAATATTCCGTTTACAATCGTGAATACATTATGAATATGATTAAGCAAATGACGAAAGAAGAAAAAGAGAAGCTGCGGACGCAAACATTTAATGAATTATGGAAAGGCATTTGGGGAAATGAAACGATTTCAATGCATTATAAAACGGAAGAATGTAGTTCTCGAGAGAAATTCAATATGTTGACGAATGGAATACATAATAACAATGTGTTCTTTACATTGAAGGATCTAATAGATGAAAGTATGCAATATTCTGAATGGGATGAAGCTGAATGGGGATTTCCAAAAGGCCGACGTAATTAT